GACTCAGCAGACAATCCAGCGGCAGCAGTATCAAGACGAGCAATGTTGACACCATCTTCATGCAGTTGACGAAGACGTTCGATGTACTTACTCTGATCTTTACTTGGACCTGAGCATGTATCATCAGCAAAGTGTAGATACTTATCCAGATCTACACGGAAACGCTCATCTTTCTTCTTGTTCTTATCTGCTGATTTCTCTTTGATCTTTTCAGCAGTAACCCAAGCATTAAATCCTTTCTTATTAATAAAGTCCTCAGGTGTTTGAGGAGTATCATCTTTCATATCTTCAAGGTTGGTTTCCATACCTTCCTTGATGTCCTGAGCAGCATTAGAAAGTTTTTCTGCTGCTGCTGAGGCAGCGTCATTACCACCGAAGTCAACATTAACGTTGTTATCGCGGGATCTTTGGTTAGCGGAATCGGTCATACTTGCCAGGAATCAAATTTACTTTGGGGTTTGTGTTCGAGGATCTTATCCTCAATGCCTTGACCAGAGTCAAGGATGTTGTCTTGTTCGGACTGATCACAATCATACAGTCTCATCTTCGCTCTGTCAATACCTATGATGAACCTCTTGTTCATGTTCACATCATTGTATCTATTCTTCAACTGCTTAACCATAATCTGACCTGTTGCTTCCAGTTCCTCTGTGGAAATAAGAGCGATCATTAGATCAGCGGTAGCAGGAAGACCGAAAGACTCAGATGTATCTTGCAGATCAACATCAGAACTACCATACCCAGAACGTGTAGTCTGGGTGGCAGATACAATAGGTACATCACACTCAACAGCAAGACCACGCAGTTCTTCTGCAATAGATTTGACGTAAGTGTAAGAGTTTACAACTGCATTCTTGTAACGTGCAGATGCACAGATGTTCAGGTAGTCAACAAAGATAATATCAGGGGCAAATCCCCTCTTCATACTCAGTTCATTCAACAAAGATTTGAAGTGATTAACATGAGCAGAAGCAGTAGGATATTCTTTGATAACTAGACGACCCTGAGTTTGTGTCGCGACCTTATCTACTTTTGATCGGAATTGTTGTTTGGTAAATAACGGATCGGAGAGTTGTTTGATGTTAACGTCCAGGACGTTTGCGTCAATTCGTTCAGCAATCTTCTCCTCTGCCATTTCAAGTGTAATATAGAGTACGTTCCTCCCTTGCAGGAGTGCGGCACTAGCCATATGGCACATAAATAAACTTTTCCCGACACCCGTTCCAGCAAGAGCGATGTTGAGAGTCTTGCTAGGGAGACCACCTTTGGTAATCTTGTTAAGATATTCCAAATCAAATGGGATTTTGTCTTCCTGTTTGTGATAGAAGTCGTAGCGGTCATCGGAGTCTAGTAAGTAATCGTGTCCAACAGTATCGTCAAAGCATGTCCCAAGTGCTTCCGCCATGATGTGGGGAATAGCATCTTTGGTTCGTGATTTATCCTGTCCGTCAGCAATCTTAATAGATTCCATCAGGGCAAGATATATAGCACGTTCTTTACACCACTTTTCTGTGGTCGCATACAACCACTCTTCATTATAGGTGGTGTCATCAATCTTAGTATCAAGGAAGTCTTCGATGTCCTTAATAATCTCTGCGCTCAAATCACGTCTCTTCTCGATCTCAATTTTGAGAGCAGTAGTCTCTGGGATTTGATTATACTCTGTCACATATTCATTGATCTCATGAAACAATACCTGATGTGGTTGATTGTCAAAGTATTCATCCTTTAAGAAAGGTAGTACAGATCGACAGTAATTATCATCACGAATAAGTTTACTGAGGGCAATTTCTTCGATCTTTTGCATTAAATGTAGTGGAGATAGGTGCCGATAATGTATTTGTTAGTATTAAGTGGTGGCAGACCTGCATGTGGGTAGGTCCAAGTGGGAGGGAAGATAAGACAGCGACCTGCTTTTGGTTTTACTTTGATCCCCATCTTAGTAAACCACGTTTCTCCCCCTTCGTCAACATCATTGAGATAAAAGAATAAAGCAAGGAATCTCCGAGCACTACTATGATCACCAACATCAACGTGAGGATCAAAACGATCATCGTCTTCGGCAACATACTTCTTCAAACGAATCTGTTCCAATGCGTTCTCTGCTGGCCATGCTGCCTTACAATCAGTGTCTTCCATGTATTGCTCAGAGGTATCTTTGATCGCCTCAATCAATCGATTGTGGATCTTACCCCAGATAGAATCAGGATTATCCTGAGCATACTCAGTCACATTGAACTGATGAAACTGTGGTCTTCCACCACGATCCCAATATTCCCAGTCAACATCTCTGGAAGAATCCATGATGTTCTTGATGAGGTTCTTATCTAGAACATCGTCATAGATTTTAATGAAATGATCATGCTCCATAGGTAAACTCCTTGTGTGCTGCTTCTTCTAGTTGTGCCATCACTTCGTCGGTGAAGTATTTCTCTGGATTAGAAAGGATAACCTTAGGATATACATTCCCAGAATCAGTCTTGTAGCGATTGCCAATGCGCTCAAAGACTCCGTACTTCTCACCCAGTTCCAGTAGTCCATAATACTTGTCGAGTCCACGCTCGTCATAAAAAAGTCTGGTCTCAACCTTAGCATTCTCCCGCGTAAAGCGAGACTTTTTAGTCTCACACTTAATAATGTTGCCAATCACTTTCTTGTCTCCGTCCTTCTCCTTTGATTTGCTTAGGTAAATTATAGACGACGCAGCGTATTTTAGTCCACTACCACCACCCATTTCTTTCATTGGCACATAGGCACCAACCACATCATAGGTGTGATTTGTGACGATCATAGGAACGTTTGCCTTGCCCAGTTTCAAAGTCAGCACACGGAAGATAGACTTCACAATCTGTGCTCGTGTCATATCACGAGTCTCTTTGCCATCAGTGGCATCTTGTACTTCCTTGGTTGTGGAAAGCATACCAAGAGAATCTAAACAGAACATCAAAGGTTTACGGTCCTCAGGTTTCTGTTCCAGATACTTATCAATGATCTTGATTGCTTGGGTACGAAACTCTTGCACTGTAACAACAGGAACAATCATCATACGATTGGAATCGATCTTACGACTCTCAATCATGTCGCGAGAGATTGCAGACTCGGACTCAAAATAAATGCATCCAGCATCAGGATCAGCGTCAAGAAAATTACGAACGATGCTAAGAGTAAAATAAGTCTTTCCCGTGCTCGATTCACCAGCAATAGCCGTAATCTTGTTGGAAGGAACACCTCCAAAAATAGAACCAGAAACCACGGCGTTAAAGAGATAACACCCAGTATCAACAAAAGATGTAACATCGCCAGCGGCAACCCCTTCGCTAACAACGCCAGCATACTCATTGCCAATCTCCTTGACTACATCATTAAGAAAACTCATCCGAATAAAAACTCCAAAGTGTTACGTTTTTCAGGTGTCCAACCAACAGCGTCAAGAACAACCTTGACAGGACTGAGGAAAGACTTGGTAAATTGCTCATCATAGTCCACTGAACCGTGGACATCAAACTCTTTGGGTAGAGTCTGGAAGAATGAAATAACATTCTCCCCCATCCTATTAGGTTTGCGTAAATAGATGTACTTGATCTTCTCTCCCTCTTGTATCAGAGGATACTTGTGGGAGATCTTCAACTTCTTACAGTAATAATTATACAACAAAGAACCCCTCACATGCATGGGGCATCCTTTACCATATATCTGTGAGGGAGAAGAGAACTTCCCTATGTTATTACAACTACGTGGGAATGCAATGTCTTCCAATGGAAGACTCTCAAAATCACGACGGAACTTTGCAATAAACTTTTGAATGTCTTCCTCAGTACCACTCATAACAACGTTGAGAGCGTCCTTAATCGCTGTACGACAAGGTGCAGGAGTGGAAGACTTGACTGCTTCGATGCCCATGATTTTAAGTTTGGGTTTCTCATATCGAACGCCCTCACTATCCCATACATGTAGAATATATCTCTTCTTAGCAGTCCAGATACCACGGTCAGCGATGTTCTCTCGCTTCATTTGCATCTTTTGATCATATGCCGAAACATACGTCGCCAGGTTTTGATACGACCGTTCAATAAAAGGTTCCAATTTTTCTTGGCATACCTTATCAAGTAAGGAAACAGTTGCTGCTTTATTGTCAGACTTATTACCAAGAAATTTAGTAACAAGAGGTCCAAGATTAAGATAGATTGAGTCAGTGTCAGATGCAATGACATAATCTTCTTCCTCGGTTTGCAATATTTTATTTAGGTACTTGTTAACATCCGATTCAATCCATCGAATACTTACTTGCCCCGAGAGAGTAATCGCCTCAGCATTTGCCAGATTGAAGTATCGGAAGTATTGGTTTCCGATGGCACCATAGGCAGAGTTGAGTTGGATCTTTCTTGCCATTTGGATATTGGTATATCTTGCAATATCTTTTTGTAATGCCAAGGTTTCCTCAGGTGTGGTGGCATTTTCAAGAGCCTGCTTAGCGTTAAGCATTCTCTTCTTGTATATGGTCCGTTCATCATAGATCCTTTGCATCATTTCAGGTAGGAAACCATGTATGTCTTTACGATACTGAGCACCGTTAGCACACACAGCATACTCTCCACTGATCTCAACTTCCTTGTTAAGCAATTTGTCAACAGTCACTGTGGGGTGACGCCTCTCTACCAGAGTTTCTGGTGAGATGTTGTATTGCATGATCAGGTGAGGGTATAGAGAGTTAAGGTCAAACGATACCACCCAATCGTAAGCACCTGGTATAGGTTCTTTGACATATGCACCAGCATACTGATCGTTCTTCTGCGTAGTAATCTTAGGTGGAACTACAATGTTGCGACTCTTCAAGTCATTATAGATGAGGGTGTCCCACATCCTGACCTGAGAGTAAACATCACTGAGATTAACCTTAGCGTCATACGCAAGAGTCAGTGCCAGTTCAATGAGTTTCATCTTGTCTTCTAGACGGTCAACGAGTTCCACGTCAACGATGTTATACTCAACAAACTTCTGCCAATCCTTAGTATAGAACTCTTTAAAGTTCTCATACTCACTGTGATCGATCTTTGCCTGACCTAGTTCTACATTTGCAATGTGATCTAGGCGATATGATTCCTGTGCAGAATAGGTGAACTTCTTATACAGATCCAGATAGTCTAGAATTGTCACACCACTGATTTCATAAGCAATCTGAGTGCGACCCATCATAGTAATCTCACGCTCTCGAACACGGTTCCATGGGGAGAGGGACTTTTTCCACGTCTCCCCTAGCACCCGTTCAAATCGACGGCAGATGTAAGGGATATCATACAAGTTGCAGTTCCAACCAGTAATAATATCAGGAGTGTTTTGTGCCCACCACGAATGGAAGTCTTCCAACATCTCCACTTCCTTCCAAAAGACACGATACTCTGTGTCCTTCGGTGTAAACTCCCTAGTGCCCCAAGTTATCACCTCCTTGGTGGCAAGATTCTTCATAGTGATACAAAGAATCTCCTCCTGACACGCCTCTACTGAGGGGAATCCATTGTCACAACCAACTTCGATGTCAATCGTATAGATCTTCATCGCGTTCATGTCGAAACGAATCTCATCAGGGAATTTCTCAGCGATAAACTGATACACGAACCTGTCATATCCATGCACTTCTAACCCACCAACATCAGTATACTGATCGATAAACTTACGAGCATCCCTAGCGCCATCAAAGCGTTTAGGATGAGCATATCTACCGTCAAGAGTCTTGAACTTAGACTCTTTGTTCTGATTGTCAGGTACAAAGTACAGGGTAGGACGTGACTTCTCTCGATATTCAACGGGTTCTCCGTTTTCGTATCCCCGATAAAAGATAACATCACCGAGTAGAATGACATCCGTGTAAAACTTCATCAACTAACCATCGATTTATACTGATCCACCAGAGCAGTGGATGGGTCCAGTATAGTAAAGATCAGGTCAGAAGTCAAGAACACATCTCGTTGGTCTGTATGTAGAGGGAACTCACTGAGAGTGCCATCAGGTGCTATTCGGAAGCAGTTTTCAAGTAGTAGACTCGGTTCCTCGTCCAGTTCCGTCAGCGTCCCCATCAGGTACGTGCTCGGATCGTTCTTCAACAACAGTAATTTCAGCATTGGTAGCATTAAGTTCGTTATATTTTTCGATCACTTGATCGATAGGGTTGTAAATGAATGTTACAGATGGAAGAGGTAGATAGATGTGCGGACTCTTAGAGAAAGGCACATATGGTTGGAACTCAATATCGATCTGATCCATAGTTGTAGGATCCTTATCGTATGATGGTTCTTCAAACAGGTTATGCTTCTCTTGAATCACCACAGTGTAAGGTTTGTCCAACTTGTATGCGAGTGGTGGACCTTCTCGGTCATCCCTCATCTCATACACATCAGCGATCACGTCCTCGCCGTTTTGCATTCTTACGATTCTTACGCTCATAGTCTTTCTCCATCAAATTTTCATAAGTGTACTTTACCATATCAGTAAAGGCGCGTCTAGCAGTAATGTTCTTTTCATCAGCAAGGATGTGAACATACTGCATAAATTTATCCATCTCCTCAGGAGCAAGGTCGAGAGTAAGTGTCTCACTCTTTTCTGCATACGCAGGACATAGATTAACATACATGTTCATAGGTTACCTCAAACAAAAAGAGACCCCGTGAGGTCTCTTTGGTTGTACATTATATAGGTAGTTAATCAGTTGATAGTTTCAACAGCAGCAAGTGCTTTCTGTCTCAGGTCCTCTGGAAGAGGAACATAACCAAGACCATCAGACATTGCTTGTGCTTTCTCACTCAACATATAACGAAGAGTTTCCTTTACACCTTCCTTAGACTCAGGGTATGCTAGGACCCAAGTAAGGGAGACAATAGGGTATGCATTGGCACCAGCAGGGTTAGCGTCAGCACCACGAAGCTGATCGTCAAGGACGATTCGCGATAGACCTGCCGCAGATGTTTCAGCATTTGCTTTGACATAGTTACCTGCTTTGTTTTGTAGGGATACTTGTTGAAACTTATCACCAGTCACATAACCATAGTT